CATCATCGTGCGGACGTCTATTGGTAAATTAGGTTTAAAAGATGAACCAGCGGGTAAAATCCGTGTATTCGCTATGGTTGACTGTTTCACGCAATGGGCAATGAAGCCATTGCATGATTACCTGTTCACAATCTTGAAGGTAATCCCTCAAGATGGAACATTCGATCAACTTGCTCCGATTAAACTGTTACAGTCTAAAGGGCATAAACGGTTCTGGTCGTTAGACCTTAGTTCCGCTACTGATCGTCTTCCAATTCTTCTCCAAGGTGCGCTCCTTAGCAGACTTATAACTGCTCATGGGGCAAACCTTTGGATGAGTCTAATGGTGGGACGTACGTATGATTTACCTAGACGGGCCATTGGTCCGGACGATGATGGTGAACGATTTATACGTTACGCAGTTGGGCAACCAATGGGTGCTTTAACATCGTGGGCAATGCTTGCTATGACCCATCATGCTATAGTGCAGATGGCAGCAGAATTGTCTGGACGGGTTTCAGGTGATGAATGGTTTGAGGATTATGCTCTCCTAGGAGATGACATAGTTATAGCTGACCGGCTAGTAGCCGATACCTACCTTAGAATTATGGCAGGGATTGGAGTTGGAATCCAACTTTCAAAATCTGTTCATGATTCAAAAGGACGGGGGGTCCTCGAATTTGCTAAACGTGTGTACTACGGAGGTTTCTCTGTAGGGCCACTAGCATTATTAGAGGTCCTCTCAGCTGCTGGTTCATTGCCAGCGTGGCTGGAATTGGTACGTAAGTACCAACTATCCTTATCTCAAGGTTTAGCTCTCTTGGGATTCGGATACCGATCCATTTCTAGGATTAACCAGTCATGGTCAGTGTTGCCTCGTCGACTTCAAGGTTACGTAGTTTCGTACTACGGACCAGGGGGTCCCGGGTTCAAAGGAGACATCCTTAATTGGATGGCCTCTGGCGGTCCAGACTTTAAGTATCCGGATTATATCTGGGTTAAAGATCTGGCTGCGTCCATTAGACAGAGAGTAATTGATTTATTACCTCGGGCTAAAGCTTTAACTAAATTAGTTGAAGTGGATAGAACGCGGGCTCACTATGGAACCTCCAAATATGAATCGTGGCAATTGCCTAAATTCTTATTTGTTGGGGACCCTAAGTATTCAGGGTCATTATGGCCTCGGGCAGTCCGGGCTAATCCAGATGCAATCTGGTTAGTTCGAGACCCGGGAACTTTATCACAGGATCAAATTCGATCCTTGATGGGTATGATTGAATTTTGCTATCGAGATTCTTTCTTTGACCTACATAGTGAACTACGAGGACTCGAATCAGACTTAACTTCTCTGATAGAAGCTGATCTAACATTAGATCGGCTAGCCGTGTTAGTATCGAAAGTCGATGACTTAGAGAAAGCGATAGAAGGTTTGGGGTTAGCTCCTGATCTTACTATTCGGCGTGACGCCCCTTCTCCTACTGATTTTGTCAGAGGAGGAGAGTGGTTAGCGCGATGGCGTTCTTGGCGGAAAGTTAGACGAGACCTAAATTAATGATTTAGGCTCTACTTAATACTGGCGAACTGGACTCAATCTTTGCCGAGTAACCAGATGAGGGATTAAAGCCCGACCAGACCGAATAACATCTTGGACCGACCATTAGAACGAATAATTCTAGTAGACGAACGTCGAAGTTAAGGGGTGATCATGCAGTGGTTAAACGGGTATTACTTGGGAACGCTAAAATAAACGCGTACCAAACAATGTAATATCTTAAGACTGATTAGGCATGCCGGCTCTTAGGTGGTCCTGCAGCAGGGTGATCTGGTGGTGGTTAAGAATTCTAGAAATAGGATTCTGAGACTAATTAGACCTTACCTCTGTTTGTAGACGCCCAATTGGGGGTACTACTCCCTGCGAATGACTCTTTATTAAGTATCCTAATATTAATAAATTTATAACTTATTTAAAAGTTGAAAACTTACATTAAGACGACTAACAGGACTTAAATACTGTTATCATATATCCACACTACCTGCTCCTCTCGAAAGAGTGCGGAGTGGGAATATTTTCAAACGCG